GGGGGCATAAAAGGTTACTAGTGTGCCAATTAAAATAGTGTCCATTTTTGCTCGCGTTTTGCAAAAAAATATGCCATACTAATAGTATAAACAATTAAAGGTTTCCACATTATGATTATGATTGAAAAATTCATTGAAGCAAAATTTAACGGTTCAGTAATAAGAGAACCAATACCTTATGGTTCATTCGCTTATGACATGTGCTATGACATGGCACAACAGTACGGGCATGCCGAAGTGGTTTGGTATTCACTAAACGGCACAAGAGTTACCGAAGGCGAATACTATGCCGATTAAAATAGTGTCACAAGGGTGGGTTATTTTTCTCACCTTTGCGTTTATAATAGTAGTATAACAAACAGAGGTTTCCACACATGACCAAAACTCAAAGATTAATTAAAAGAATCAAAGAAGTAGACAACTTTGAAAACGTAGCATATGTCTGCGAAGACTTCCAAACATTTTGTGATGAAGTTGCCGAGTGGGGTGTTCAGTCAATCGCAAAGGTTGATTTTGATGATCCTGAATTAAACCTTGAAGCATTAGATGATTTCTTTGCTTCTTTCGGGTGTACACCAGATAATCCACACCCTTGCAGCAAGTACGCATTACCTAAGGTGTTCTCATGAGTTGCTTACAGAATGAAATGATCTTAGAAGGAATTTTTGAGGAAGTGCAAGAGTGCTTCCCCTACCTCTCAGAAGATCAACAAATTGAAATTGCACAAAAACGTTTTGAGGATTTATGCCAATGATTGAAACATTTTTAATTCTCTTTTCAGTCGTCCTAATCGCTGACGCAAATGACAGAGTCAGCGAATACATCAGACAAAGGAAGCACTAATGAACTACGAAGAAATTTTAAAGTGCTACGAAGGTGTAACCGAACAACATGCAAACACTTCGTTTGAGTTCGGGTTAATGAACGACACCTATTACAATTTGTTCAGAGAGCATGACTTATTAGAGTATGCCAATTCAAACTCTGTCCACTAACACCTTATTTTCTCACACATTTAAGGTTATAATGAACTCATACCACACAGGAGCATTCATGACTTCAATTTTTCAAACAGACTTAACACACAAAAACTACAACGGTTGGACAAACTACGAAACGTGGAATGTCTCCCTCTGGATCGGCAACGACGAAGGACTTTACGACATAGCACGTAGAGCAATGGACTGGTCACACTTATTGGAGATCTTTGCGAACTACGGAATAGAAACAACTGGTGATGGTGTCAGATGGGACGACCCAAACGTAAACGCAGTTGAGATGGACGAAATGCTTGAGGAGTTATAACTCTCCTCTGGGCATTGGTCAGGCAAGGGTGGGCGACCCCAGTGGAATATGCCCTTTATGTGTGGAGACCTCTGACCATGTAAGACCCAATGGGCGCAATGTAGGGGTTGTGCCTAAGTTGTTCGTGGGGGGCAGTGCTTATGCCCCCTTTTTATTATGGTTTGAAAACCGTTAGGTACCCCTAACCTACAGAGGTGACAATTCGACCTTTAAATATACTTCAAATGAAAAAATTTTCCGCCATATATAAACTCATAGAGGGTCGATACAAATGAACTACCACGACGTAATGGAAGTATACAAGAGACCAATGAGTGTCAGATATATACCTCAGATTTTCTGGGTGTTTGTATTCATGATAGTCTTAACTGTATTTCCGACAATCACTCATGCAAATCACTTACCTGTGATGTACGTTCAAGTACCTCAATGGGCAGATGACTGGGCAGTATGTGCCGTTGATATACCTGATGCAAAATGTCATTGGTATGTGATGGCACCTGATAACACATTCGGAGAAGGATTCGATTGGGAAAGTGCACCTTGGTTTGATGCTAATGGATTAAATGATGTTGCACCTATGCAAGCATCAACAGTTGTGGAGAAATTACAGAAGCAATGAAGCACATTCGTAAAGCAGTGATTCAACAAGATGATCTCACAGGAGATCTCTTTGTTACAATTCCAGAAGAAATCCTTAAGGATCTCACATGGGAAGAAGGAGATGTGGTAGAATGGGAATTGAAATCAGAAGTTGAACTATCTTGTAAATTTATCGATGAAGAAGAGGATTTCTAATGTATAATATTGTTATTAAGGAAAAGACATTTTACGAACGTCTTTCAAAAGAGGAAAAGGATAATACACTTACAATGCTTAAAACAATTATCGATAATAATTTACTTGATACCAAGTACACCTTTGAGGACATTAAAGTAGAGGAGGTTTATGACTTCGACAACTAGCGTAACGTATCACATTTACTTGAATGACAAATGTTTATTCAAGAACTTAAATAAAGAAGAATTTGATATAATATGGGGAAGAATTTATCACTCATATTTCAAAGAAGAACTAACGTACACAGAATGTGTGGGGGATATGTGTATTGAAGAATCCTCTTATTGACAATGACTACATACTATAGTATGATACTGATGTAACCCAAACAAATTATGGCTAAAGGATTTACTGTAAAGGCAAAGACTCCGACTAAGGGAGGAAAGAAAAAAGAAATAGAATACGACTACGAAAAAGCAAAGGAAATAGCAAAAGGTAAGGCAGTTGTACTGTGCCTACCTGGTCGTGGTTGTTCATATGCATTCATGAAGAACTTTGTTCAACTATGTTTTGATCTGGTACAAATGGGTGTGAGTATCCAAATCTCTCAGGATTACTCATCAATGGTCAACTTTGCACGTTGTAAGGTATTAGGTGCAAATGTCCTACGTGGTCCTAACCAAATCCCATGGGACGGTAAACTCAAGTACGATTATCAACTGTGGATTGATAGTGATATTATCTTTAACTCTGCACAATTCTTACAGTTAATCCTTATGGAGAAGGATATTGCTGCAGGTTGGTACATGACCGAAGATGGACGCACAACTTCTGTCGCTCACTGGTTGGAGGAGCAAGACTTCCGTACCAATGGAGGTGTCATGAATCATGAAACTGGTGAAAGTATGCAAAAGCGCCGTAAGCCCTTCACGGTGGATTACACAGGATTTGGGTGGGTACTCATCAAAAAAGGAGTTTTTGAACACCCAGAAATGAAATATCCTTGGTTTGCTCCAAAAATGCAAGAATTTGAGTCAGGAGAGGTACAAGATATGTGCGGAGAAGACGTTTCTTTCTGTTTAGATGCGATTGCAGCAGGTTTTGAGATCTGGTGTGACCCAAATATACGTGTAGGACATGAAAAAACAAGAGTTATCTGAAACATATAACATTTCAATCAAGGGTGTAGTGGCATGGAAGGATCTTTCAGAGGAAGAAATGTTCGAGACTCTCGAAGATCTTGCCCATCAGTACTACGAAAAGGGACATCCAGCATCAAAAGACATTAAAGTAGAGGTAAATTCATGAAAACTATTGAAAGAAGACCGAAAAAAACAAGACAAGGGGCAGGTAGACATACAAAGTATGCTGCAACTGCTCGAAATCACAAGAAAAAACGTCCTAGAGGTCAAGGATAAGAGGGTAAAAACCCTCTTTTTTTATGTTTTGATAAAAAGTTGTGAATTATACGTATAAATAAATTTAAAGCCTCCAAAACATGCCTATTTCTAATAGGATTACTTCAAAATCATTCAAAGATATCAGTTTTTCGTTTACACCACACCCAGTAACCAATGATTTGACTGTAGTTAAGAATGAAGATGCAATAAAAACATCAATTAAGAATTGTGTTTTTACACTTCCTGGTGAAAAATTTTTTAATGCACAATTTGGATCGCCAATAAGAGACACTTTATTCAATTTAATTGATGATGCAACTGCTTCTGTAGTCGCTGATACAATTAAAAACACAATTCAGTTATATGAAACTAGAGTTAGTAATGTAAGTGTAGAAGTTGAGTCAAGACCTGAGCAAAATGCATTTGGAGTAACTATATTTTATGATATTATTGGTGATTTATCCGCAACACAAGCAATTTCCTTCATCCTAGAGGCGACAAGATAATGCCATCTAACAAGTTTACAAATTTAGACTATGAGGATATCAAATCCTCGATTAAAGACTACCTAAGAGCGAATACCGACTTTACTGGTTTTGACTATGAAGGGTCAAATATGTCGGTTCTTATCGATACATTAGCATATAATACGTATCAGACTGCATTTAACACCAATATGGTCGTTAATGAGTCATTTATTGACTCTGCAACTCTTAGAGAGAACGTTGTTTCGCTTGCTAGAAATATTGGTTATGTTCCTAGGTCAAGAACTGCTGCAAAAGGTACTGTAAGTCTTAGTGTTACTGATTCAACTGGTGTTATTAACGGAAATACACTGACTTTAAGGAAAGGTTTAGTTTGTACTGGTGATTCTTCTGGAACAACCTATGCTTTTGCCATTCCAGAGGATAGAACAGTGGCAGTTGTGAATGGAGTTGCTGATTTTGGGCAATTTGAGGTATATGAAGGAACATTATTATCAAAAGCATTTACAGTTAGTGGTCATAGTGAGCAAAAGTTCATTTTAGATAATCCATTCATTGATACATCGACTATTAGAAGCATTGTTTTTAGACCTGGTGAGATTGGAGATGGTAGAAGGTATAGATTAGTTGATAATATCGTTAAAATTACTAAAGACTCTGAAGTTTTCCTACTTCAGGAGATTGAAGATGAAAAATATGAAATTCTCTTTGGTGATGGATTCTTTGGTAAGAAATTAGATCCAAATACTGATGTTAGGGTAGATTATATTGTAACTGAGGGTAGAGAAGGAAATGGTGCTCGTAATTTCTCATTTGGTGGAGATTTTTATGATGGTTTGAATGTAAGTGTCAATCAGAGCAACCTAACTATCACTTTAACTACCATTCAACCCGCTCAGAATGGTGATGAGATCGAATCTATTAACTCAGTTAAGTATTATGCTCCTAGGTTATATTCATCGCAGTACAGGGCGGTTTCTGCGACTGATTATGAAGCAATAATTCAACAAATTTACCCTGATACTGAGAGTGTTTCAGTAGTTGGTGGTGAAGAATTAGACCCACCACAATTTGGAAATGTTATAATTAGTATTAAACCAAGAAATGCTAACTTTATTTCTGACTTTACTAAACAGCAAATTTCAACTGAGTTAAAGAAATTTGCTCTTGCAGGAATTAACCAACAGTTAGTTGATCTACAAATATTAACAGTTGAATATGATTGTTTTGTATATTACAACAGTAATATATTCAATGATGTATCTACTCTTCAAACAAGAGTCAGTAACTCTATTCAAAAGTATGCTAATTCCTTAGATCTCAATAAATTCGGTGGAAGATTCAAGTATAGTAAGTTCGTTAATATTGTCGATGATTCTGATAGATCGATTACTTCAAATATCACAAGAATCCAAATGAGAAGAGACCTTCGTGCAGAAATTAACGTTACGAGTCAATATGAATTATGTTATGGTAACCAATTCCACGTTAATTTAGAAGGTAGGAACATTAAATCTACTGCTTTTACTATCAGAGGAGAAAGTGCACCTGTTTACTTTAGTGATGAACCAGATGGTAGTACAACTTCAGGAAGATTAACTATTGTTAGCGTAGATAGTAATGGTGAAGTTGTTACTATAGACGGTAATGCAGGTACAGTTGATTATATGCACGGAGAAATCCTTATTAACTCAATTTTCATCACTGGAACTGCTTTAAGTCAAAATATTATTGAAATACAGGCAACTCCAGAGTCCAATGATGTCATAGGATTAAAAGATTTGTACCTCAATGTTGACTTGTCAAAAAGTACGATAAATATGATTAAAGATACGATTAGTTCAGGAGATCAGATTTCTGGAGTATCATATCCAACTTCTTCTAGCTACACTAACGGATCACTCACCAGATAGAAATGATAAACAAGAGAGTTAAAATCAAGGACGTTATTGAGAGCCAACTTCCTAGATTTGTATTAGAAGATAACCCAAAATTCGCCGATTTTCTAAGACAGTACTACATTTCTCAAGAATTTCAAGGTGGTTCGATTGACCTTGCGGAAAATTTAGATCAATATATTAAATTAGACAATCTGATTGATAATGTAATCAATCCAGACATTATTTTAGAGAGAGAATGTACAGCAACATCTAGTGAGATTGTATTGTCTAGTTCTGAGGGATTGCCTGATGAATATGGTTTAATAAAGATTAATGATGAGATCCTCACATATACTGAACTAGATGGTAACACTATTAAGGGTTGTATTAGAGGTTTTAGTGGTATTTCAAAATATAGAGATGAAAATAACCCTGAAGAGTTAGTTTTTGAGTCTACAGATGCATCTGCTCATACTTCAGGAGTTCTTGTATTTGATACAACTGGATATGCTGCTGCCGATTACTATTATCAGAGTGCCACCATCACTAAGATGTTTGGTATTATTCGTGTTAGGGCAAGAGGAACTAGTGGTAGAAGCACTCCTACTACATTCAGATTAGGTATCACGAATATTGATAATGATTTTTACCAATTAAGTAATGCTAATAGAGATGTAAATACAAATGATTTAACCAATCTTGGTATTGATTCTTTAGGTTTAAATCAAACTATTGTCATTGATGAAGGTGATACAATTGAATTTATTGTAAATGCACAGGGATTTCCTGTTTGGATTCAAAATATAGGTAATGGATATGATACAACTGCAGTTTTAACAACTGGAGTTACTAATGGTGGAGCAAGTACAACTACAGCAGTTCAAAATCTTAGTGTAGAATTTTTAAAAGAGTATTATATTAAATTAAAAGAACTATATGCTCCTGGTTTTGAAGATAGAACCTTAAATTCAGGTATTAATGTAGGAAATTTCCTTAAAAACGTAAATTCTTTCTACAAAACAAAAGGAACAAGAGAATCATTCAGAATTTTATTCAATGTTCTTTATGGTAAAAAGGTTCAAGTAGTTGACCTTGAAGATTTTGTTGTAAAATCATCTACTTCTGATTACTTAAGAAGAGCAATTGTTGTTGTAAGTGCAATTAGTGGAAATCCTTTACTACTTACTGGTCAAACTCTTTATCAAGATGCAGACCCAACTAACCCAGACGTTCAACCTGCATCTGGTCCTATTTCTGAAGTAGAAATTTTTACTCGTCAGGGTGAAGAGTTTTATAAAATTCCGCTTTTTGTTGGATATAACGAACAATCTTTGGTCTCTGGTTCATTCTTTGTTCCAGGTTTTACTAAAAATACTTTACTTGCTTCTGCTAATACCAGAGTTATTAACGTAGATAGTACAGTTGGTTTCTCTAGGAGTGGTTCATTCTATATTGATTCCCTTGGAATTACTGTAACTTATACTGATAAAAACCTAACTCAATTTTTAGGTTGTTCTGGTTTAACATCTGATCTACCAGTTGGAAGCGAAGTCAGATCTACAGTTATTGCATATGGTTATGAGGAAGGAGATTCTACCAGAAAGGTAGAAATGAGAATCACTGGAGTTCTTGGAGAGTTTGAGGCTCAAGGAAGTAATTACTATCTTGATGTTGGTAATGAAATTTACATCAAGAGTATTGGTGAAAATATTGCTCCACCAGCAGATCCATTAACTTTACCGACTTACAAACAAAGAATTTTTAACTCTTGGATCTATAATATTGCAACAAGATATGAAGTATCTGAAATTACTGGTTCTACAGTTTCTATTTCAGATAAGTTTGATAAGAGTAATCTAAGAACAGGAGATTCTGTAGATATTCTTGCTAGAGGAACAAATACAATTACAACAACTGCTGTTGTAACTGTTATCGATAATAATACTGTACAATTATCTAATACAACAGGAATTACTACTGATAGAAATTGGGATATTAGAAGAGTAATTAGTAGGGCAACTTCTAGTAATAATTTGATTGAATTTGGAAATCAAACAATTATTTCCAATATTCAAAATGCATATGTTACTAAAGACAAAGTTAATGAGTCCATGTACGTTGCGACTCAAGGTTTACCTTCTTTCTCATTTAGTGTTGATAGAGTTTTTGTAGATTTTAATGGACAAGATGTTGGTATTGGTCAAATCGATCAATTAGTATCATTCCAGACAAATTTACCCTTTGTTACAGGTGATGAAATTGTATATGAGGCATTATCTGGATCTACTGTTCTAGAGGGATTAGAAAGTGGTAAAAGATACTTTATTTGGGTAAATCCAGCTGCTAATAATCAATTAAAACTAGCAAATGCTAGATCTTTTATTGAAGTTAGTAAATTTATTGATTTAAAGCAAGGAACAGGTACACATAGACTAACTCTTGCTTCTCAGTATGGAAAGCAAATACAACCTCAAAAAATTCTAAGGCAATTCCCACTAAAACCAAGTGTTTCTTCAGGTCTTGCTCAAACTACTACCTATGGTCCAACAGGAATGTTGATCAATGGTATTGAAATACTAAACTATAAATCAAATGATTATTTGTATTATGGTCCTCTTCAGTCTGTTGAATTAGTTAGTGGTGGTACTGATTATGATGTTATTAATCCACCTAAAATTGAAGTATCTAATCCTGGAGCTGGTGGAACAGTTGCTGTAATTAATCCTGTTCTTAGTGGATCTCTAAAGTCTTTATATCTCGAAAATAGAGAGTCTTATGATATTGACCAAGTTTTTGGTATCAATATTGAAGGTGGTAATGGAGAAGGTGCTAGTGGTGAAATTACATTATCTCAAGATTATACAGAAGCAAATTTTAATGCTAAAAATATTTTAGCAAATGGTGGTGTTGATATTCCTGGTAATACACTTACTTTCGTTGGTGCTCATAATTTTAAAACAGGACAGAAAATTGTTTATAATTCAAATGGAAACCAACCATTAGGTGTTGCACTTACATTAGGTTCTGATGATATTACCCAATATGATCCTGAAAGTACTTTACAAAATGGTGTTACATATTTTGCCAATGTAATTAACACGACTACTATTAAACTTCATGAAACAGAAGATGATGCTAATGCAGGTGTTGCTACTGTTGGTATCACAACTTTCAACACTTTAGGTATTCATAAGTTTAGATCTTTTGATTTTAAAAATAAAATTCAAAATATTTCTGTTGTTACTGAAGGTTCCGATTATACAAAAAGAACTTATGAAATTAAAACAACTGGTATCAGTACAGGAACTAATTGTTTCATTGTAAAAAATCATGGTTTCCAAAACAATGAAGATGTAATTTATCAAGCAACTAATTCTATTCCTGAATTAACCACAGATACAAATTATAGAATTATTCGTATAAGTGCAGATGAGTTTAGACTAGCTCTTTCTGAAACTGATGTTACTAGAGGCAGATATATTTTCCTTAGCGATGTTGGTAGTGGTATTCATACTGTTAAATATCCAGATATTACTGCTAATATTGTAGCATCTATTGGTGGAACAACAGTATCTATTCCTTGCGAACCAGATGTAAGGGGTGAAATCATTGGTGCATATCTATCTGAACCTGGATCAGATTATGGTTCTAAGGTATTAAACTTTGAAAAACCACCTCTAATTACAGTTTCAAGTGGTAGTGGAGCACAATTCCAACCATTGATTAGTAATGGAATTATTACACAGGTTCAAATTAT